GAAATAAGAGATGGTGGCGGTGAGTTGCCACAGATTCTGTTCATGGAGAACGTTCCACAAGTCCATGCCGATGCAAACATGGGAGATTTCCAAAACTGGATTGATTTTTTGACAAGCCTTGGATATGTAAGCTACTGGCAGGATTTGAACGCAAAGAACTACGGAGTTGCACAGAACCGTGAAAGGTGCTTCATGTTTTCGTTTTTGGGAGAATATAACTACCATTTTCCACAGCCGATACCATTAAAAAAGAAGCTAAAAGATTACCTTGAAGATGATGTGGACGAGAAGTATTACATAAACAATGAAAAGGCAGACAAACTGATAAAACAGTTGATTGACAACGGCACATTACCACAGCACAATCTTGACAGACAGACAGACAGACAGACAGACAGACAGACAGACAGACATGCGTTGACGGAACAATCAATAAGCCACAACAGAGAGAAATTGCAAACTGCATCACGGCAAGATATGACTGCGGAATCTCAAACCAACAGCAAATCGGAAACATGGTTGTTGAAAAATATGGGAGAGGTGGCAGAAAAACCTATTGATGTAGCTGTAACTCTTATGGCAAGAGACTATAAAGGCCTTGACAACTATGGTAGCAATGGAGTGATTGAATGGAAGTAATAGGTAGTATATACACCGGAGTAACAGCAGATTTTCAGCGAGGTGTGTATCCGATTGCAAGGTGCGTAAAAGCTGAACAGCATGATTTAGGAGTAGTTATGGCAGATGTAAATGTTTTAGGATCTTTTGAAGCAAAATTTAAGAGTACCAACAGAATTTATGATGTGGGGGGGGGTGTAGTCCGACATTGATTACAATGCAAGGTGGTAATCAAGAGCCGAAAATACTTGAAAGCCAGATAGTTGCCATGCGTGGCAGAAACCCGGACAATCCATCGGATAGAACTACTGGAAGTCCAACGGAACAGAGGTTAGAAATAAATATGCAAGGCACAAGTAACTGTTTAACAAGTGTGCAGAAGGACAATATGGTTCTGATTAAGCAGGCCACAAAAAGTGGTTCTATTGAATGTGAAGTTGGTGGATGCTTTGACGCAAGCTATCCAGAAAGCCAGACAAGAAGAGGGCGTGTGCAAGATAATGGCAATACGTGTCCTACATTAACCGCACAAAATCAAGAGATTGTACGGATTGAAAAAGTAGGTCAGATTTCAAATGATGGTTCTCAGTGCGGAACGGTTTATTCCGATAGTGGTATATCTCCCACACTGATTGCCGGAACGCATGGAGATGCAAATTCAAAAGTATTTACGCAGTACCGTATCAGAAAGCTGACACCAAGAGAATGTGGACGGTTGATGGGAGTATCTGATGAAGATATTTCCAAAATGGCAGCAGTCAATAGCAACACGCAACTTTACAAGCAGTTTGGAAACAGTATTGTTGTGGATGTGATGTGCGCAATGTTTAGAAACTTAAATATTGAGCAGGAGGTAAAATAGTTAAATTAGAATTTACCGGAGGAAATGTGAAATGGGAATGACAAGAAATCAACTTGCCTTAGTGCGATATGTGGCTGAAAACAATATACAAAAAGCCAAAGATGCAGCTCTTTGCTGTTGCGCTGAGGATACAACTCAGAAAAACCATTATGCAGTCACTAAATATCAGAGTCTGTTACGATCTGGTGGAATGAATCTTATGGAACTTCCTGCAAATATTTCAGGGTTTGCCACGATGGAAGATCTGACAAATACATATTTGGAAAACAGATATTATTTAACGCAGGATGAAAGAAAGTTATTTGAGTTAATCAAGAACATGAACGATGTGAGTTTACAGCTTATGGAGAAACAGATCCCGTATTTGAATGCAACATTGCTCTATGGCGAGAGTGGAGTCGGAAAGACGGCTTTTTCTAGATATGTAGCATATAAACTTGGAATGCCATATCTGTATGTAAATTTTTCACGTATGCTTGACAGTTATCTTGGCGGAACTGCAAAAAATCTCACTAATTTGTTTAATTTCATCAATCAGCAACAATGTGTTGTAATGTTGGACGAGATAGATAGCTTGGCAGTAAAGAGGGAATACGGTGGTGGCGGTGCAAGCGCAGAGGTTTCCAGAAGCACTACATGTTTATTACAGCTGCTGGATGCAGTTACTAACGACCACGTAATTATTGCCGCAACAAACCTTATGGATGATGTTGATACCGCAGTGAAGCGTAGATTCACAGAAAAGCATGAGTTACATAGGCTTTCAGCGGAAGACAATGAACGGTTTATCAGACAGTACCTTGACGATGCAAGGTTTTCTTATGATTTGGATTCTGTTAGAAAGTATGCTGCAGAAAATCATTCACAAGCTGAAATTATGACGCACGTAACAAGAAGCATTGCCAGTACGCTTATCAACAAGGGTGAACTGGTAATGTTGTAAATTAGATTTTAATGGAGGTACGAGTATGGATTTTTTAACAAATTTGGACAGTGAAACATTAAAGGCAGAATTATTAGCCTTTTTAGAACTTGGAGATGATGAATTCGACATATCTTCGATGGGAGAATTTGAAGAGCAGTTTGTAGAATTTATCAAAGATGATTTGTCTTATGCGGATTAACTTAGAAATTTAGTGAGGTAGAACAATGAAATACAGTATTGAAACAACAGAAAATGGTGTAAATGAAACATTAGAGGTAGATGGGAATTTATATAAAAAAGAGTGGGAGAGAGAAGTAACTGGTCTTTTTAGATGCAAACAAAAAAATTTTACAGACCAAATGGAAAATGATGGATTCGATAACGAGTCATTGCTTGAAAAAATTGATGAGGTCTTTGACAGCTTCCTTGCAAGTTCCGTTGACGATATAAGAGACTACTTGGATTAATAAACTGAACTTTAACGGAGGTAAATGATGGAAGCAAAATATAGAGTATGGGATAAAGATAGAAAAGAATATCTATCGGCTGGCATGGTGTTTATAGGAATTCTGCCAAAAAGCAGACCGGTTAAAAGTGAAATCTATTTGGATATAATACAGGATCCGGATAGGTATAAGGAGAGATTCATTATTGAACAATGTACAGGATTAAAGGACAAGAACGGAATCGATATATTCGAGGGAGATCGATTAAGAGCACATGGAAATCCAGCTGATATTTGCGTTGCTGAATATGGAGAATTTAATGTAATCAATGCAGAAACGCTGGAAGTTATTGATCGTGTCATTGGATGGAATACACACGTATTAAAAACAGATGCAATGTCAGAATGCGAACCATTTTGTATGACAATGCCGCTCAATCAGGAATATATAAACAGATGTGAGTATGAGGTACTGGCAAAAACAATCCATGAAGTAAAAATGGAAAAAGTTAAAAACTGAACTATATCCAAAATGGAAATAGTTGAAAATTAGAATTTTGTGGAGGTGCCGTATGCAAAAATATAAATGTATTAAAGAGTTTTATTTACCAAAATACGATGAAAATGAATGCCCTACAGATGAATATGCGACAATTCATGAGGGTAGCGTGTATGAGTATACAGATGGATATGTTGGCGAATCTGATATACGCCTTTACTTGGAAAACGGTGATGATGACTTCGGTTATATTGATATTACCTATAAAACATTGGAAGAGTATTTTGAGAGAATTGATTAAACTGAATATTGAGATTTTTGCCGGCTGAAATATGCCGGTAAAAAAATACATATCAAAGAACAATGATTAAATGAATAAAAATATAATAATGTTGCATGAATAAGATAATATATTGTGTTTTTATGAACTGATATATGGTATAATGTTGTAAGAAACATAGTTGTCACGCATGGGGAGATGTTTAAAATGAGCAGAGAGGAAACGATAGAGATATGCACACGCATAGACAGTTATCTGGGCGATAAAATAGCAGAATCAATTTTAAATAATATCTCATATGACAAAATGGAAGCACGCTATGGGATTATGCCGATTTCTCGCACGCATTTTTACAGAAAAAAGAAAATGGCATTAAGGATGCTCAACAGCCGGAGCTTGTACGAAGAAGAAAGCAACGGACAGTTACGCATAATGCTTTGATTCACGCATAGACCACGCATATTATTTTAAAATTCAAGCATAGACAAGTTTTTCTCACGCATAGGATAAAATATAGCACGAACGCATAAAAATGCCTGTATTGTAAAAATATGCAAGGCAGATGCTGGATATAAAAAAATCCGCACACAAAAAAACCGCCGGAAGTGATCCGGCGGTCATCCTCTGCGGCGGTTAAATCAGTTTAAAAATTCTTGTGTCTAAAATTTCGGTAGCAATTCTTTTAGCATCGCTTTGACTTTCTGCCTTTATAGTCATTGTAAAAAATCCGTGTCCGCTTAAATAACTATAATGTACCTTAAATTCTTTCATACGTCCAATTCCTCCACATTCTTTATTATTTTAAAATAAAACCGTAGCCGCTAGTAAGTGCTGCTCTCTGAAATTCTTCTTTCCCATATTTTCGATACATTTTTTCAAGATTTTCAGAAATGTCAAATCCGGCAAGCTTCAATTCATGTAGTATCATTATTTTTTCAATCATAAAATCAACCATCCTTTCGTTTATGCCCTGTCTCATCGGTGCAGGTGGGGCAGTTCCTACAGACCGCCGTCCGGCGGTTTCGACTTACTTTCTTGAATAAAATTCTTTCAATGCATCATTTGACCAGTTTGGCATAATGTTTTCAAAATCTGCACCATAGATAAATTTTAATGTTTCGCAGAATGTTTCATATCGAGCTTTTTCAGTGCTTTCAAAAATGCTTTTTTCAAATGAATCATTTTCCAAACAATCCATGTATAAATCTTTATAATATTCTTTACATTCGCTTAAATCTTTCATTTCGTTTTCCTCGCTTTCTGTTTTCCTGTTCCTTTGTTAATATTATAATAGCATAATTAAGCACTAATAACAATTGACATATTGCACAAAATTAAGCACTAATAATAAACTGCAAATTGTGCATTTTGATTAAGCACTAAAAAAGTATTGACAATTAAGCACTAAATAATATATAATGAAAGAAAAACCGAAAAGGAGATTTTAGGAATGGCAGAAATGACACCAGAAGAAAAAGCTGTGAAAAACAGGGAAGCAGTTAAAAAATGTATGAAAAATAAGGATAGGATCAATATCATACTTCCACATGGAACGATAGACCGCATCAATTCGTACGGATTAAAAACAAGCACATTTGCACGGGAATTAATTCTTGCAGAGCTTGATAAAATGGACAGAATGAGAAAAAAATAAAAATAAGCACTAAAAAAGTATTGACAATTAAGCACTAATGATGTATGATAATATCAGAAACAAGGAAAACACATAATACACCGGAGGGAAAATAAGATGCTTTACATTAAAGATTGGTTTCTACAGAAAAATTTAACAGATTCACAAAGACAGCTTTTTGCAGACGGAGAGAAAGAGCAGATTGGAGAGACAGAGAAAGCGGTAAAAATTAAAGTTAAATCTGATAATGGAGAGTTTACTTTCTGGTGTCCAAAGTCCTGTTTGGCAGATAAGCCGGAGATAGCAGCACCGGAGCAGATGGCAGAATTTAAAAAGAACGGTGTTGAAATGATCGCAAACGGTCATAAGATCATTGTTAAAAAATCAGAAGTAAGCACATATAAAATGATGGGATTTAAGATCGTAAAATAAGGAGGATAAAAAGATGGAAGAATTAAAAAAATGTTATCAGGAATTACAGAAAATGATCGCAGAAATTGAAAACAGACATGACACAGACATCATGGATTTTATTAATCTTGATGACGAAGTGAAAGCCGAGTACATGGGAGACTGGAAAGAAAAAGACGTGCAGGGTTGGGAGTATCTGGTAAATAGAGCCAGCACAATCCGAAAAGCGTACAGGATTGTTGCGGAAGAATTACACACCGGAGAATTTTTACCGGAAATTGACCAGTAAAAACCTAGGATATTAATTTGAAAAAAAGGAGATAAAATTATGTATAGTTGCGTATTAAAAAATAAAGAAGGTATTATTTTTGACGAAGGAAAAGATTTTGAAACATTAAGAGAGACTTTTAAATGGGCTTCAAACAGGGGACGCGGGTACGTTGTGCAGGTGGCGGATGATAATGGTAACGAGTGGGAAGCTAGTGTCGCTGAAAGCCTAAGTGAAATGAGCTTTAGGCTTCGGACAATAGATCGAAGCCTGTGTACAAGCGGATATGCCACCATGAACGAAATGAACTTTGATGATACCGTAAAAAAATGTAAATGTAATGAATTTGGCGGAACTTATTACTTAAGATTTTAATAGAAAACGGCTTGAAATATAGCCGCTTTTTTTATGCCTAAAAATGGAACAAAAACAGTTAAAAAATATCTTATAATAAAATTATAAGTAAAATGATGGGAGGTGTGCGCCTTGGCAAATTTAAAAGGAAAAGTTAAAAAGCTTCAGACTGCGATTGTCCAGTGCGGACTGATCATAAAAATAAACCAGAATCAATTTTACAGCGATGACCAGAAGCGCATGATCACGATTTACAGAATCCTTACACCTGTGTACACCTTTAAAACGAAAAAACAAGAATGGAAAACAGAAGATTTTGAAATTTTTAAAACGGCATCTATCCCGGATGTCATTTTCTGCTTGATTGAAATTTATAAGGCGGTGAGCGGATGAAGGGAGAACTCACACCGAAATGGAAAGCTTTTGCAGATGAGTATATAAAGAATGGCGGAAATGGCACACAGGCATACATAAGCGCAGGCTATAGTGAGAATGGAGCAAATCGAAGCGCACAAAAACTACTGTCAAAAGCTGTCATTTCGCAATATATAGCGGAAAAAATGGAGCAAATCGAGAAAGAACAGCACCGTGATATCATGTCTCTAGCAGAGATCCAAGAGCGCAGAAGTAAAATAGCGAAGGGCGAAGTCGTGGACGGTCTTGGATTCTCTCCAGATTTCTCCGATCAGCTTAAGGCAATGGACGGACTGGAGAAAGCTTTGACGATTGCAGAAAAGCATAAACTTGAAGCAGAAGAAAAAGAGAAGAGAGAAAAGGCAGCACTCTGGACGATCCCTATCACAGACATAACATCCGACTTTGTGGAAATTTACAGAACGGTGCATGAAGCTTTTACTGGAGAGATAGACATACACGAGATCATATCGAAGGGTGGGCGTGGTTCTATTAAGTCCAATTTCTGGGGGAATCTTGCATATGAGACGATCAGACAGGATCCGCAGGCGCATGTCGTATACACTAGAAGATTTAAAGTCGACCTGAGAAGCTCGGTATATAATCAGTTTATGAAAACGGTCATAAGATATCAGGACCTGGATAACTGGGATTTTAAACAATCTCCAATGTGTGCGGTTTATAAACCAACCGGGCAAATGGTCATGTTTGCCGGAGCAGATAAGCCGATCAGCTTGAAATCGTTTAATGTGCCATTCGGATATGTAAAGATGCTGATCCATGAGGAATGCGACGAGATGGCAGGCGTGGAGCAGATGGATAACATTGAAGATACATTTCTGCGAGCAGATACACCGGCGCTTGACATAAAAATTTTCAACCCTCCAAAGTCAAAAAACAACTTTATGAACGAGTACACCGAAGAATGTAAAAATAAGCCACAGACACGGATCTGCCACAGTTATTATTATAATGTCCCAGTAAAGTGGCTTGGAAAAAGATTTTTCGAGCGTGCGGAGTGGTTCAGGATTTATAAACCGTTGTATTACAAAAACAACTACTTAGGCGAAGTCACTGGAACAGGCGGCGGCATCTTCGACAATTTAGAAATCCGAAAAATATCGGATGAGGAGTTAATGACATTTGACACAGTAAACCACGGTTTGGACTTCGGATACACACACCCACAGGTGTTCAGCCAGAACTATTACGATTACGAGACGGACACTCTTTATATTTTTGGCGAAGTGTATTCTAAAAAATGTAAAAACTCTACCTTTGCCAGGAAGATAAAGAAATTTATGAATGTCGAGATTATATGCGATTCTGCCAGACCGGACGGAATAGCAGAGATGCAGGACTGGGGGTTTAATGCAATCGGGGCAAAGAAAAGATGGGGAAGCGGAAAAGGCAGAGATTACTGTTGGGAGTGGCTGCAAAGATGTAATAAGATCGTGATTGATCCAGAGCGATGCCCGAATACAGAAAAAGAGTTTGTAAAAGCAGAACATGAGCAGCTTCCAGATGGTTCATTTTCGGATGCATACCCGACCTTAGAAGAAGATACGATCATGGCAAACATTTATGCATTGAACAGGATTATCATGACCAGCCGAAGGAATGACGGTCTTTATGATGATGATGATGAAGACAGCGACGATTATGAGGATTAAAAAATGAATTTTTTTGAAAAAATAAGGGAGACGATCATGAAGTTTTTTAGAACAGATGCAGAGAAAGAATTTAATGTCGAGTTTATCACTTCTCCGGAGATTGAGAACTCACAGCAGAGATGGAACGACATCATTAATGGAAGCCCTTTTTGGGTGGATTCGAAAAAAAAAGACATCAGGACAATAAATTTTGCAAAATTTCTCTGCCAGTACACAGCAAAGAAAGCTTGCATGGATTTATCAGTGAGCATAACTGGTTCAGAAAGAGCAGATTTTATTAATAAGTGCATTAAGGCAATGGTTGACACTTCTATTCGGGACAAAGTAGAAGATATGCTAGGAGTTGGTGGTATCATCTTAAAGCCGAACGGCTCAATGAACCCAGACAACATGATAGATTATATTATGCCGTGGGATTTCGCAATCACAGAAAAGACCAGCAACGGAGATATCAGAGGATGCATTTTCATTAATCGACTTTTAAAAGATAAAGTGTACTACTACCGGCTTGAATACCATCATTTCACGACCTCAAAAAATAAAGAGGGCGAAGAGATGAACGTGTACGAGATCCAGAATAGAGCGTTCAAGTCAAACAGCAGTAACTCACTTGGAAAAAAGATAGAGCTGCATGACGTTCCAGAGTGGTCTTCTATTGAAGAAGTCGTTCATATTGCGAATATAGAAAAGCCACTTTTTGCTTATTTAAAAACACCATTTAACAATACGATCGACTACTCATCTCCAGAAGGTGTCTCGATTTTCTCAAATGCACTTATGGAGCTTAGAGATCTCGATATAGCATGGAGTAAAAAAGGGAATGAAGTTGAGGATTCGCAGCACATTACTTTCATTGATGAGAACGCCATGACAAAACAGGGAAAAGGCGGCATCCGTTCCTCAACAGTAGAACTTCCTCGGTTCGTTAAAGGCTTGAAATTGGGGCTTGATTCAAAAAGTACGATCGATGAACACGTCCCGACCATGCTTACTTCTGACAGAATCACAGACATTAACAGCGTTCTATCTATGATCTCGACAAAATGCGGATTCTCACAGGGGCAGTTTATCCTTGATAGAAAGTCTGGAAAATTGACAGCAACACAGGTTGAAAGTGACGATAATGAGACTGTAGAGACGATTAACGATATTCGGAAAAGCATAAAAACAGCGTTGAAAAATCTCATTTATGCAATCAATGTATTCTGCGACCTTTACGGAATCCCGGCAGGCTATGTGGATGCACTGGATGATGATGTACCGGACGAAGATATATTTTATTTTAAAGATTTGCTTGCGAGCTTCGAACAGGACAGATCAAGAGCATATAATTTAATGATTCAAGGTATTTATTCTAAGCGTAAATACCTTAAGGAATACGAGGGATTCAATGATGATGAAGTAGATGCCATGTTTGCAGAGAGAGCGCAGGAAGATGCGGAAAGGAACAGCGGTGGTCTATTTGGAGAGGAGTAAAATAATTCAAGGGATACCGGAGCTTTCTAAAAATGGTATTTTAAAAGGTGGATATATTATCCTGGAACAGGAACCGACGGAGATGGTTCAAGTAAAGTTGCAGGAAAAGACTGTGATAGAGACAATTAAGTTTTATTTAGATAAGTAATAGAAAGGGATGCGTTAATATAAAATATAATAAAGTCATTGGAAGCTTTAATATTAAGCTTGATACAAAGCGAATGGATGAAAATTTGAGAAATGCTCAGAATGTACTTGATGAACAGGTTGTAAATGACATGAGAAAATACACGCCTATGCAGCAGGGCGATTTGAGAAACAAGACGCAGATAAAAGAACCCGGATTAATTACAGTAGATACACCCTATGCGCATTATCAGTATGTAGGCGAACTTTATTTGACGGCAGACGGTAGATCATGGGCGAATCGTGGAGAAAAGAAGTATCCGACAGGAACAGAATTAAAATATAACACACCGGGAACAGGTAAACGATGGTTTGAAACTGCAAAAGAAAATCACGGTAAGCAGTGGATTGATCTTGTTAAAAGAGAGGTTGGAAAAGGATAATGCTTAGACCGGATTATTTTTACGGAAAAACTGATAAACTGGTTGAAATGTATCAAGATCTTGAAAATTGGATTATATCAGATATTGCAACACGATTGATAAAATCCGGTGAATTGTCAGGAACTGCCGATCGAGAATTGTGGAAACTTCAACAGATGGGACTGCATAACACCGAGATTGTAAAAAGAATATCTGAAATGTCTGGAAAATCAAGAAATGAGGTTCGCAGATTATTAAGGGATAGTGTAATGACATCATTCTCAGATGATAAGGAAGTCTTGACGCAGATATCAGCATCAGATATTATATCTCCGCTAAAAAATAATATGGCAATTCTGGCAATGAATGCAGAGTTAATAAAGACATCTGGTGAACTTGATAATTTGACAAAAACAACCATTAACCAGACACAGAAAGACTTGCTCAACATGCTGAATGAGGTTGATTATAGAGTTGCATCTGGAATGCAGTCTTACAGCAGTGCAGTCTGCGAAATTCTGGATAGATATGCGGAATCTGGTGTTATGGTAGAATACCCTACTGGAACGAAGCGTTCTCTTGAAGCGGCAGTGAGATGTTGCATCGTCACATCTATGAATCAGACCGCGGCACAAGTGACGAACGTTTATATTGCGCAAAATAAAATAGAGTATGTTCTAGTATCAGCGCATCCGGGTGCCAGATATGATAAAAAGGATCCAACAGGGATTTCATCTCACGATCACTGGCAAGGAAAAGCATATAAAATAATTGGGAGCGAACCGGGATTTCCGAATCTTCTTGAAAGCACAGGTTATACCATAGACCCTAAAACCGGAACGGGAACTGTTGTAAATCTCTTAGGACTTCACGGATATAATTGCAGACATTCACATGGTCCGTGGCGAAAAGGCATGGTAAATAAGTACCTTGATGAAAACGGAAATGTGAATATAAATGCAGATGAAAGCCAAAAACTTTATGATTTGCAGCAGAAGCAGAGATTCCTTGAAAGAGAAATTCGTAAAACAAAGCGTGAAATTATGACCAAGAAACAGGAACTTGATATGATTGCCGAAACAGATGTAAAAGAGATCTTGCAACCTCAATATGATAAACTGGCATATAAACTGCGAATGCAGAATAAAAGGCTTCAATCATTCTGTAAGAATAATGATCTTCAATTTCAAGGCGATAGAACGAAGGTTTCTGGATTTAATAGAAAACAGTCTGCGATTGCAAATGGACGAGCAACGGCTTATAAAAATAAAATCGAAAAAAATGGTACAACGCAAATGGAATAATATGTTATTATAATAATGTGTTAACCGTATCTGATTGTAAATGCACTGAAAGAACTGGGAGAGTAATATGGCAGGATTTGTATCAAAGCAACCAAATGGATTATATTGTAGATTTTCGACTGTCACAGATTGCCCTACTGCATGGAATATGACACGAGAAGATTATATCAATATGAAAATGCAGGAAGCAAAAGAAGATGCTGAAGATGTATTGGATAATTATTTAAAGCCATTTGATATGGTGGTTGACATGTATCATCAAAATAATATGACAAAAGAAGAATTTGATAAATTCCTTGAAGAGACTGGATATGATAAGAAATCTGAATTAATCAGAGAATAACACAAACAGGATGTACAAATACATACTTTGTTATCCACATTTCTTTAATTAATGTTGTGGAACTCAAGCGAGACAACAACTCACCGTCATAGCCGGAAACTCCCAAAATGAGGTAAAGCAAATGAAAAACATTGTTACGTGCTTTACCAAAGAAGAAAAAGAGCATATAAAAGAATTGTGTGATTTCACACCGACAGAAGAAACGCTCTTTGATTTACGGAAGAAAGAAAAGTCTTTGGAAGAATGTGCAGAAATTATGCATGTTTCAACGAAGACAGTAGGACGTATCAACGTCAAAATGCAACATAAAATTCTTAAGGTAACTGGAAAACATTTCACATAACTTTCCCCTCATTAAAGGCATCCGTTAAGGGTGTCTTTTTTGTGTCCTTTTAATGGGGTTTTACTGGGGTGGTTCAATTGTGTTGTTAATAATAAAATGAAGATAGAAAGAGAGGTTTATTATGTACGAGTATCAGAGATATAACCAGTATTCTTATCCTCAATATCAACAGCCACAACAGATTCAACAGCAATTCCCACAGCAGATCATGCCGCAACAAGCTGGACTTTGTGGAAGAATGGTTAATTCTGTTGAGGAAGTCACAGCGAATGACGTTCCCATGAATGCACCATTTGCCATTTTCCCGAAAGCAGATGGATCAGAAGTTTATATAAAATCGTGGGGTGCTAATGGGCTTATTCAGACAGTTACATATAAACCGCAGTTAGACGGAAAACAGAACGAATTACCGAAAGAAGACACGGCAACATTGTTTGCCCCGATAATGGAGCGATTAGACCAGATAGAAGCTAAAATAACTCAGTCCCAGAGGACTACCAGAGCAAAGAAAGAGAGCGATTCTGAATGAATTTAATGCAGATGATCCAGTGCGGTGGAAACCCTAAGATGATATTAAGTCAAATGATGAGCAACTCTCAATTTTCAAATAATCCGATCATGAAAAATACATTCGACATGATGAACCGTGGAGACAGTAAAGGGCTGGAACAGCTTGCCAGAAATTTGTGCAAAGAAAAAGGCCTTAACCCGGAAGAAATCATGAGCCAGTTTAAACATTGATACTATTCTTGCAAGATTATGTATAAATAAATTTTATTAGGAGGAACACATATGTTTAATTCATCTCCAAGTTTAGCGGACATTGCCGCCGTTACTGGTGGAAACCGTAATGATGGTGCATGGGGCGATGGTGGTTGGTGGGTTCTCATTATCCTTTTTGCCTTATTCGGTGGATGGGGCGGTTATGGATTCGGTGGTAATGGTGGTGGCGGTTATACCGCAACTGCGGCTACACAGGCTGATATCCAGAGAGGATTTGACAATTCAGCAGTCATAAGTAAGCTTGATGGCATTACAAATGGTCTTTGTGATGGCTTTTATGCAGTAAACAACGGAATGCTGACAGGATTTAACACCATTCAGCAGGCAATTAATGCGGACACAGTAGCAGGAATGCAGAATGCAAATGCTATTCAGTCTCAGCTTGCAAATTGTTGCTGCGAAACTCGTGAAGCTATCCAGGGTGTAAACTTCAACATGGCGCAGAACACTTGCGCATTACAGAACACCATGAACAACATCACGAGAGATATTATCGACAGCCAGAATGCCGGAACAAGAGCGATACTTGACTACTTATGCCAGGATAAGATCGCAACGTTGCAGGCAGAAAATAATGATTTGAGACTTGCAGCATCACAGGATAGACAGAACGCACTTCTGACTACCGCTATGACAGCACAGACAAACCATATTATCAGCGCTGTTAATCCATCACCAATCCCAGCATACCAGGTGCCAAACCCGAACACATACATTCCGTATGGATGTGGTTGCAATAATGGATGCGGATGTTAGACAACTGAATAATTAAAGTATCTTAATCGACAAGATTATGTCTGCATAGCAGTATTACTTAAACACAAAGGGCAGACTTCAATGTTTGCCCTTATATTTTTGAAAGAGAGGAAAATATCATGTCAGAATTTACAGCCAATGCTTTACAGACTGTCCTGCAAGGAGAAGATGTCGCATTTACTGAGACACCGGTTTGCGGAACAAAATGTATCGTTCACAGACAGGGAAGCGGAGTAGTTAAATTAAGAGGAATCACAAACCAGTGCAAAGCCAGATTTCTTGTATCTTATAGTGGAAATATCCAGATCCCAACCGGTGGAACGGTGGAAGCTATTTCTCTTGCAATCGCAATTGACGGAGAACCTTTACAGTCTACAAGAATGATCGTGACACCTGCGGCAGTAGAAAACATGTTCAATGTATCTGCACAGGTTTATGTAGATGTTCCTTGTGGATGCTGCAGCACAATAGCGGTTCAGAATACATCTGGACAGACTATCGAGGTTCAGAACAGTAATTTAATTGTAGTAAGGGAGGCTTAGTATATGCATATTGAAAGAATTCATAAAATGCTTGAATGCCTTGCTGAAAAATCCTTATGTGAGATTGAAAAAGGGATTGAGAATGTCAATACAGAAGAAATGGGAGAAGTGATCGACATGATAAAGGATCTGTCAGAAGCAGAGTATCATGCCACAATTACTAAGGCAATGAACGAAGCGGACGAAGCAGATATCATGGAAAAGCTTTTAGAGTATGGGGATGACCGAAGATATTACGACCGGTATCGTTATGCTGATGGAAGATTTGCACCGAAAGGCAGAGGAAAACGAAGAGGATATGATGAGCCACCATATTATCACATGTACCCGGATGATTACGAAGATGCAGAGCACATGAGAGACATGGATAAGAAAGATCTGAAAAGGATGTATACAGATACAGGAATGATGGGAGATAGATCATATCAGAGGGATTCCAGAGAGGGAAAAGCCGGTATTTCCAGACGTACTTATATGGAGACCAGAGAAAACCATCATGGCAATTCAGAGGAAGATAAAAAAGAGCGTGCAAAAGCAAGAAAAGATTATTTGCGAGATATGCAGATGGATATTACTGAAATGACATCAGATGCAGCTCCGGAAGAAAAGCAGATGTGGAGAAATGAATTACAGATGATGTTACAGAAAATCTAAGAGGTGAGCGCAGTGTTTAAAATCAATGATGTTGAATGGAATATTTTATATGTAAATCCGAACAGTGAATGCTTAATGCGTTCAGATGGAACAATTACACTTGGTGTTACAGATTGGAGTACACGAACGGTTTATTTGTCAAATGCATTAAGCGGAAGCCTGTTAGAGAAAGTTCTATCTCATGAGTTGGTACACTGCGCTTCATTTTCATATGACTGCCAAATTCCAATAGATGTAGAGGAAATCGTAGCGGATTTTCTGTCTCTTTATGGAAAAGAAGTCGTTGGCATAGCAGATGATATTTTGAATGGGGTAATTGAAAATGGATGTTATAAAGCAGTATGAGGACTATATAGGGCTTAAAAAAGAATACATTAAAAATCCTACATTGGAAAATAAAAATGCAATGATAGCCAAATTAGAAGAGTACGGAAAGTATATATACGACCAGTGCAACAGATTAAGAAAGGATTGCATTGTGGAAGAAGAAAAAGAAGTACTTAGAAGGTATTTCGGTGGGAAATAGAAAAAAGGGGTGGAGAAATCTGCCCTTTTTAAAATGGTACAAAAAGTTATTTAAAATAGTTTAAAATATATATTGAAAAGAATATTAAAAGTACCGGACAGAAAAAGGGATTCTGTTCGCTAACCTAGAATAGTTATGGGATGATGCATGGCACGTCCTATTTTGGGCGTGCTTTTTTATTTTTGGGAATTAATTCAGTGGAAGAAGACACGGCTTATATCCGGGTTGTCGAGGGTTCGATTCCTTCATTCCCAATTGCCAGCTATGGAGCAAATAGCAACTCATTCGTGCCGGACTGACCGGAGTAACAACTTGGAAAGAAAGAGGTAGAAACATGGTAAACGTAGCAAAAGAATTAAAGAAACTCGGAATTGAAATTTCAGACGAACAGAAAGAATCTCTTAAAAAGAGTATGAGTGAAGAGCTGTATTCCAAAGAAGAAATGGAAGACAAAGTTAAAAAAGCTTCATCAGAATCCGAACAGTGGAAAAACCGGGCAGAATCAGCAGAGAAAATGCTCAAAGGGTTGGATGGAAAAAGCCTGGAAGACATTTTAAAAGAGCGTGATGACTGGAAGAGACAGGCAGAGGATTCCAAAAAAGATTACGAAGCTAAAATCGCAGAGCATGAGAAGAATGAACTTTTGAAAGAAGCATTTGCGGAAATCGAGTTTACTTCTGAATCTGCAAAGAAAGCCATTATGGAAGATATTTCCAAAGGCGTAAGCGTAAGAAATGGAAAACTGATAGGGTTCAGTGATCTTATTGAGGAAGCTAAAAAGACAGATGCAAATGCATTTGTAAATAAGCAGAATCAGCCGAATCCAAAGGCGTATTTTACAAAACCGAATGAAAACAATTCCGGTGGTGATAAGCCTACAACAAGAGAGAGCATTTTATCTATCAAAGATAGATCAGAACGTCAGAAAGCAATTGCCGAAAACATTTCTTTATTCCAACAGTAAAGGAGTTTTATATGAACAAAAACAGATTAACGATGAACACAAATTTGCAGTTTTTTGCAGCAAACGCAGGACTGATTGCAACAGGAGACATTGATGTAACGGCAAGGGAAATTGATTTTGTTACATCTTTTGAAAGAAACTGGGAAGCTTTAAGAGAAATTCTTGGAATTTCAAGAGCAATTAAAAAAAATCCGGGAACTGTTCTTAAAAGCAAATATGCAGAAGGAACGTTAGAGAGTGGGACTGTAGCAGAAGGCGATGTGATTCCAAGAACACATTACGATGTAAAAGAAAAACCTTATGCAGAGATTACTCTTGAAAAATATGCAAAAGAAGTTTCTATCGAAGCTATCAAGGATCATGGATATGAAGCAGCTTGTGGAATGACAGATGAAGAGTTCAAGACAGACCTGCAGGATGGAATTACAACAAAATTCTACAACTATCTGAAAACTGGTACACTTACAAACACTGCAAAAACATTCCAGATGGCTGTAGCTAAAGCTATTGGATCTGTCAAGAATAAGTTCAAGACAATGCACAAAACTGCTACAGGAGTTGCAGTGTTTGCAAATATGATGGATTTCTATGATTATCTTGGAGATTCAAACATTACTTTGCAGACAGCCTTTGGACTTACCTATATTAAGGGATTCCTCGGAGCAGACATTATGTTCCTTTGCTCTGACAACGAAATCCCAACAGGAAAAATTCTGGCAACACCTGTAAACAACATTGTTGCTTATTACGTAGATCCATCTGACGGAGATTTTGAGAAAGCCGGTCTTTCTTACACAGTTAGTGGAGAGACAAACCTTATCGGATTTAAGGTAAAAGGCGATTACGATCGCGCAACCAGCGTAAATTATGCACTGTTAGGATTTGTACTTTTTGCAGAGTACATTGACGCAGTAGCTAATGTTTCAATTACACCGGGGGAATAGATCCCACTACACAGGCGGTAAATGCTAGTGGGGAACTTACGGAAGAATACTTAAACTCTCTTACAGTTGCAGAAATCAAGGCACTGGCAGAGAGGAAAGGGTATTCACTGACCGCAACAAAGAAGGCTGATATTATCGGCGAAATCTTATCACAGCAATAATGAGGTGGAGCAATGTCATATGTAGATTTTGAATATTACCAAACGAAATATGGTGGAAGTTTGTTCGAAAGCGAAGAAGACTTTGCTCCATATGAAAGAAAAGCGGAAAGAAGAATCAATGCGATCACATCAAACAGGATTTTGTTTTATTCTCAGCCAGAGTCAGAAGATGCATGGTGGGATAATATCAAAGATTGCACCTGCGAAACAGCTGAATTGCTAAAGAATGTATCTGAGTACTCCGCGGCAGTTAATAACTTTGGTGTTATTTCAAATACAGACGGAACTGTAAAAGGGAAAATGATTAAGAGCATGACTTCTGGAAGTGAATCAGTATCTTATGATGCCGGAGCATCTTCTTCTACATTTGTAGAGCTTGCAAAATCAGAAATAGCACTTAATAGAAAGTGCTACGATATTGCATCAAATTACCTAACAGGAATGGTTGATTCAAGGAATGAAAACCTTTTGTACATGGGAGTTTAGCTTATGGGAATCGGATATAAAGATGCCGTGGTTTTATATAACAGGCATTACAACGACACTTTAGAAACTGAATATTATTTCGGTACTCTATTTGAAAATGTAAGAATTGAGCTTACACAGGCAGAGAACATAAACAAATCTGGAATGAAAGATGCAGATAGTTTTCTTGTAAAAATCCCGAATGATGGCACATTGAATTATGCTAATCCGCCAGACTGGGAGAACATGAGCGAAGAAGAAAAGCTAAAGCATTTCACTTTAAGAAGTAATGATTTTGACTTCGTAGTGATTGCAAAAAAAGATGAACTTCTCATTGATAGGGAACTTCCGGTTGGATTAATTAATTCAGACGATTATCCAGGTAAATTCTTTCAGTACATGGTAAATGAAAAAGGGAATTGCTACAAAGTGAATACTATCGGTGTTTACAGCCTTATACCAAGGTTTGAGATTGGAGGTAAATGATTTGGATGAAAAGCCAAAAATAATGCTTGTATCAGATGCAGAAACGGCACAAAGAGCTATCCTTGATATGATAAATAGTTATCCAAATTTTCCGCCCGGTTTCAAACCATCAAATTCAACAATCTTATGGAACAGCATAAAAGATACTCAGTCTATTGGAGTTTTTCCGGCGCAGGATCCTGTTTATTTGAAAAAATATGTCAGCGGTTCTTATGTCGGACAAATGACGTTCCAGATCGTATACAAAAGCAATCCAACAACAAACAAGGATAATATTGCAGCAAGCAATCTGCTTGAAAATATTGCAAAGTTCCTTGAAAGTGGAGAATTTACATTAAAAGATAAAAATTTTGTTGTAGAACAAATCAACCGCACATCGGATGTATTTTGCGGTACAGCAGATGGGAAAACAACAGAATTAGCAATTAATATGCAGCTTAAATATTTTTATAAAAAATAGGAGGAATACTCATGGCAAAAGACAGAACTAACATGGTCTCACTTTTGGATATTGGAAGCCTTATGGGTGGAAAAAGTGAAAAGCTTGCTGAAATGGGTGATGGTTTCACAGAGCTTTCTGAAGACTGGGGACCTAACACAGAAAGCACACAGTACGTAAACATGAAAAATGCAAGCAACTCTGTAAAAGGGTATGCATTTTCAATGTCTCCAGAAAGAGAACATTTGTCAGATGAAATGCAGACAGTGTTTAATGATGTTTTTAAAAAACTTCCAACAGGAGATCAGTGCGAGACATATTATTATCGCTTCTTTAAAGCTGATATTACAAGCGGATCCGGAGATTGTATCCGTGTCCCAGTAACTGTATGTGCATCAAGCACTGGTGGAGCAGGTGGTGATATTTTAAAGTCTACAGTCCAGATTAATGGAAATGGAGATGTAGAACTTGGAACAATCACTATTGCTGGTGATGGATCGTTCACATGGGCACCTAAAGTAAGTGCTTTGGCTTTGGATGAAGATTACCCAATTGCATAGGTGTTAATTAAAAATTAGCATATGTGGGATGCCTACCTTTACTTGGTGTCCCACATTAGGAAAGGATGTTAAAAATGGAAGAAATTAAATTAAGCAGTGGCATAAAAAAAATTGCAATAAAAGACGAAGACGGAGATCTTATTACAGTTATAACAGTAGATACAGCGAATGCAGACACAGCTAAGAAGTTTGCAGGTGTAATTGATAAATTAAATAATATATCTCAAAACTGTGAAAAAGAAGCCGCCGAATGGAGAAATAACCACAAAGACGATATGAATGTGGATGATATGAATGTGGATGCAGCATTAGAACTGAACAGCATTCGTGTAAAATATCTTAAGCAGATTACGGAAAGTATAGATGGGTTGTTTGGCGAAGATGCCATGAAACAGATTTACGGAGATATTGTCCCGGATGAACTTGCAATCGTGGAGTTTGTAGAGCAGGTTATCCCTGTTATGAATAAGCTTTTCAATAAACGTTTTGAACAGATTCAGAACAGATACAATGTAAGAAGATGTGGGGCAAAATAATGAACAATGTCATGCTGGACAATTTGCCTACTGAATGGAACGGATACAAAGTAAATACCGATTTCCGCATAGGTATGCAGATTTATATTTTGCAATATGACAAAGAAATGAATGAGTACGAGAAAACAACTTCTATTCTTTATCTTATGTTCTCTGATGAATACGGAGAACTTAGAGACCATCCACAGCACAATGAGTTAAATGAATGTATTTCCTGGTATTTAAACGGATGGTATCACGACAATACCGGCAGTAGTAAAAATACAAAGCGTTTTATTGACTATGATGTAGATCAATGGAGAATATACGCAGATTTCTTGCAGATATACGGAATTGATTTGTCCGTGGCAGATATGCACTGGTGGAAATTTAATGGCTTGATCTGGAATATGCCAAGAAGATTATCTTCTCTCATGGAGGTAATTGAGATCCGACAGAAGAAGATTGAAAAGAACATGAGTTCCAAGGAAAAAGATGCAATCAGAAACGCACAGAATAGATATGCTTTGGAACAGCCAGAAAAAGAGTATACCAGCGAAGAAAAAGAAAAGATAGACGATTATGATCGCATGATGGAAGAAATAAGAAAGCAGAAAGAAACAGAACAGGAAGCATTGAAACAGTTTAAGAAATGAGGGTTTTAGCATGGCTGAATATGATGGCGAAATCAGAATAAAAACGTTGATTGAAAATGGAGAAGCATCAAGTAAGCTCATGCAGATGGAATCACAGTTTCAGAAGCTTGCAAGAGAAGCTGATAAGTTATCCAAGACACTGAAAGAGCTGGCAAGTCAGAAGATTCCAACAGAGGAATATAAGGCTGTGCAGATGCAGATAGAAAAAGATACTGCTTCTCTTGATAAACTTCTTGCCAGAATGGATAAATTCTTAGAAACAGGTGGAAGCAGTAAAAGCACAACCTTTAAAAGAATGCAATACGAAGTTGAGGAATTAACAAACTCAATTAAATATGCAAAAGGCGAGCTTGCCGCAATGGAATCTTCCGGAACTGCTTTTATAGATCCTACAACTACAGAAGAATATAGCAAAGTATCTGAAAAGCTTCTTGATGTACAGAGCAAACAGGAAGTTCTTAATCAGAAGATGAGAGAAACAGTTGCCAATGAGAAATCTATTGGTGCTGGTGCGAAAAACATTGAAAAAGTAGGAAAAGCGGCAAAAAAATCCTCTGGCTTAATATCTGACATGACGAAACGAATAAAGCAGACAGTAATTAGTTTTGCAATATTCGGTGCGGTTATGAAAGTATCTCAGACCATATCCAAGGCATTTACAGAAGGTATACAGAACATGGCGAAGTATTCTTCTGAATTTAATGGAAAAATGTCTGAAATGGCAAGTGCTTCGGCTACATTAAAAAATTCTATTGGAGCACTGACAGCGCCTATCATATCTGCATTGACACCAGCAATCGTAACCTTATGCACATGGCTTACAAATGCTATTAATGCTATGAATAGATTTATTGCGGCTATAAGCGGAAAAAGCACTTGGACAAAGGCAAAAAAGCAGCAGGTAGACTATGCGGCATCTCTTGATAAAACAGCCGGTTCTGCCAAAAAAGCGGCTGGAGCATTGGCGGCTTTTGATGACTTGAATGTATTGCAGAAAAATGATTCTGGGAGCGGTAGTGGTGGTACTGGTAGTGGCGGATCTGATTTATATGAAGAAGTCCCTACTGGAAAAGAATTATCAGATAAAATCCAGCCATTTATAGATTATTTAAAAAAATTAAAAGTTTCTATAAAAAATGGATGGGATGAAACCTGGAGCAATTTAGATGTTTCTTTACAATTTGATAATATTAAATCCAGTATAGAAAGCATAAAGAATTCATTTTTAAATATTTTTTCAGATAGTGAAGTTTCTGCATCTGTTGACAATTTTGCTATGACTTTTTCAAGGTCACTTGGAAGCATTTCGGCATCTGTAGTAAGCATAGGTGCTACCATAGCAGAAAATCTTCTTGGTGGGATATCTATTTATCTTGAAAGTAATTCTGAAAATATAAAAAATTATATTATCGACATGTTTGATATAGCATCTGATATTTCAGTGTTGGCATCACAGGGAGCAGATGCATTCGCAAATGTATTTTCTGTATTTGGGGATGAAAATGGACAGCAGATCACAGCAAACCTGATTCAGATTTTTTCGGATGCATTCATGATGGTTACGGAGAATGCGGCAAAATTTGGAAAAGATATTATCGATTGCATCGTGACACCTTTTGTAGAAAATCAGGATGCTTTAAAAGATGCTTTGGATGGACTTCTTGGTGTGATTGCGGATTTGACAACGACTATATCAGACGGTGTACAGCATGTGACCGATAAAATCACAGAATTGTACGATGAACACATTCATCCGTTTATCGTAAATGTAAAAAATGGAATGTCAGAATTAATAGAAAAATTTCTTGAATTCTGGAACACTTATGTGCAGCCTATTTTACAGAATCTGGCGTTAATGTTTGAGGATACCTATGAAAATCATTTAAAGCCTGTGTTTGATAATATTTTCGAAATAATGGGAATCGTAATAGACATACTGAACGATTTATGGACAAATATTTTACAGCCGATTATTGCATGGATTATTGAAAATGTGCTTCCGGTAATTCTGCCGATTATTAAAAACCTGAGCCAGAATATAAAAGACAGCGTCGATTTTATTTTAGATCTGATCAATTTTTTGCTGGCAGGGGTAAAACTTGTATTCGCCGCAATTCATGCATTACTTACGAAAGACACAGACAAAGCATTACGCCAGACAGAAAAATCGGTAAAAGATTTTGTGAACAGTGTTATCCAGATGTTTGAAAATATGGTAAACCGTGTTATTAATGGTATCAATTCATTAATTTCTGGCTTTAACAGCATTGGATTTGATTTACCTGATTTTTTGGGTGGCGGATCATGGCATCCAAGTATTCCGACAATTTCTACTGTAAATCTGCCTCGTCTTGCCAACGGTGGCGTAACAACCGGAATGACACTCGCGGAAATCGGAGAAGCCGGAAAAGAAGCTGTCCTGCCGCTTGAAAATAACACCGGCTGGATGGACGACCTTGCATCAAAGCTTGCAAGCAAAATGCCGGACTACAGCGGTGCAAAGACAGTAGTACTGGAGGTGGATGGTAAAGAGTTCGCAAGAATCAATCTGCCATATTTGCAGGATGAAGAAATAAGACTTGGGATAGCGGAGGGATAAGATGGTACATAAGTACACGCAAGGACTTATCATTGATGGAATTACATATAATATCCCTCTGGTGTCCATCCAGAGGACACTGGACTTTCTGGAAAAGTATGCAGAGAGGACAGAGGACGGCGACATGAAAAACGAGACCATCGGACTTTATAAGAATTATACGATCTCAATTGGAACGATCGATGATGCAGAAATGTATGACAGGCTGATAGATCATATCACGGATTGCGATAACAGATTCCATCATGTATCACTACCGGATGCTAGTAAGCAGTTTGATTTTTATGGTTACTTTTCATCAATAAAAGATGAGGTGGAAAAGGTATTGGACAACGGAGCGCAGTATAAAGGCTTGTCTTGGAAAATGACGAGCAAGAAACCATCAAGGACACCGTAAGGGGGTATTTATGAGAACATATTGCAGGGCAGAAATGAAATTTATAGATGTTACCGCATTATCAGATGCCACGGTTACGACAGATGATAACCAGGGCATAGGTTCAGTTGAGTTGTTTGCAGACCAGACGGAACAGGAAGGTTATGGGACTTTCGAACTGAACCAATTTATACTTGATGGAAGTAAAAGTGTGCTGCCGGACAATCCAAACGATATTGCATTCTGGAGTGATGTAATATCAAAGGATGGCTGCACGTTTGAAACGAATCCAAAAATCACGATCACGTTTAAGGTGCAGCATACATCCGCAGCGATCACACTTTATTTTGAAGATGAACCACCAGCAGAGCTGAAAATCACATGGTATACAATCGCCGGTACAAAATTAATCACAGAGACCTTTTACCCGAACAGCCTTATTTATGTTTGCAATACACAGGCGCAGAATTACGGAAAAATTGAGATTGAATTTGTAAAGACAACTTTTCCACAGAGATATATTAAGCTTCAGTATATTTTATACGGAAAATATATCGTATGGGATAAGGATATGATCCAGACAGCCAAGGTGCAGGAGGACATTGATGTGACTTCTGCAACCTTGTCTATCAACGAAGCGGATATTTCGATTGTTGATATGAATAATGATTTTGACGCAGAAAACGAAAACGGAGCATGGAAGAGTGTACAGAAAACGCAGGAAGTTACATTGTCAGAGTATAAAGACGGAAACATGATTCCTATGGGAGCATTCTTCATCGACGATTTTTCTTTTTCAAAGAATATTGCAAAATTTAAGTTGATTGATGTAGTTGGGTTATTAGATAAGTATACATTTTATGACGGACAGGTATATAACAATGTCCGTGCAGAAGTGATACTGAATGCGATATTTGCCACTGCCGGTATCAAAAAATATACGATTGATGAAGAAGTCGGCAACATACTTTTAAGTGGCTATTTAGCCATCCAGACGTGCCGTAAGGCATTGCAACAGGTATGCTTTGCGTGTGGTGCGGTAGCAGATGACAGCCGGAGCGATACCATCAAGGTTTATAAGCCAGACAGATATGTGAAATCCACTGTCGGGACGGATCGCAAATTTAATGGAAATACGAAAGTATCTCTTGAAAAATATATCTCTGGTGTGAATATTGAGATGAAAAACTATGCATTGGAAGAAAAGACATCTGATATTTATAAGAAAACATTGCCGGCCGGAGATACGAAGATCACTTTTTCGAGCCCATATCTGCCATCATCCATCACAGCAAGTGCCGGCACGTTGAAAGAAGTAAAAACGAATTATCTCATTATTAATATGCCGACTGCCGGACAGTGCCAGATTACAGGTATTAAATATGCAAACACGACTTTTTCCTACGAAAAGAGTGTAGATAAAATCGAAGCTGGGGAAACAGAAAATATAAAGAAATACAGTGGATGTACCATTTATAATGCTGATATATTACCTGATATCGCCGCTTATCTTTTGGATTATCATGCCTTGAGAAAAAAGGTGGGAATGAAGTACCTGGTTGACTTAGAGCAGGTAGGAAATTGGGCGAATATAAATTCCATCGGTGGCAAGACATCGACAACATTGATTGAGAGCCAGACGCTTGATTTGACCGGTGGATTTATCGCAACTGCAACATGCAGGGGATACTCAATTGTCGTTACCGAGGATGTGTTTGCCGGAACTGAATTATATACGGGAGGAGATGTGATCATCTAATGGAAATGAGACCAATTATATATAGCGCAAAATTATCCAGTCAGAAAGTCACAACGAAAACCAAAGTAACAATAACGGTTGTGGCAGATGATGTAGAGACATATTACACAGAAACAAAATATACCAGGTCCAGCAATCATGAACTTATAGCTGGACAGGAGATAGGAGTGATTTAA